TCTTTGATCTGCGCCCCCACGCGCATGGCGTCGATCTGAAGCTGACCGCTGACTTTCTGCTCTTCCAACTGCTGCTTGTCGGATGCAGCGGCGGCGTTAGCCATCATGGTCTTCTCTTTAATCTCAACCTCTTTGGCCCGAAGCTGCAACTCTTGCATCTGCATCTGAACCACAGGGTCTTGCGCCTGTTGCTGGGCCTGCTGCTGTGCAGCTTTGGCCTGATCCTGCATCAGTACCTGCTGCGCTGCTTGGGCCATCATCCCGGACAGGGCAATCTCAATCTGTGGCGGCAACGGCTCGTCCTCGGGCGGCAGTGGCATACCCAACTGCTGCTCTATCTTCTGGCGCATCATGTATCCCACATGCTCCGCAATGTGTGCGGTCAAGGCTGCGCCGATTGCTGGTGCACGGGGGTTCTGCCCAATGAACTGCTGGATCAACGGGTCTTGCATCAGCATCATGTGCACCTGTATATGCGACTGATGGTCTTGGTGCAGGAACGCTTTCATCGGCTTGCCCTTGAGCGCAGCCTGATTCTCGGTAACGGGGTCTTTCGGCTTCTGGTCTTCTTCCAGCGGCACGAGCTTGTCTGCATTCTTAATACCCAGCACCTCCAGCATGTTGCGGTGCAACTGAGGCAAGTCGTAGATATCCGGGGCCATCTGCGCCATCTGGATGACGGCTTGGTACTGGACAACCCGCTGGCTCATGGTGGCTGCGTTGGGATCGCTGACAGGAATAATGTCCACATCGTCGTAGTCCGAACGCTTTGCCTTGGAGGAGCCTACATCTGGCTCGTAGGTGTAATCCGGGTCTGTGTAGTCCGCGATGATCCGCGCCAGCAGTTTTAACTCTTGCTTGAACGCAAAGTGCACCCGAGCCTGAACCGCCGTCATCACCTTTAGCTGGCGCTCCAGCAGCGCGAGGGTCGTACCCACCGGAGCTTGCCCGGACATGTCGCTGACCTTCAGATCAGCCGTGGCAGCAAAGCGCCTGCCCTCTTCTACGATGTTGCCCAGCAGGGCCATCAGTACCTGACTCGGTTCCTTGTACGGGAGGGGCAGGATGTTGTCCCGCATCACCCCAGAGCCAATGTCTACGTCCCGCCACTCTCCGGGGGCAATCGGCGTGTCATCACCCTTAATGCGAAGCCCTCGGGTCTTGAGTCCACCGGGGAGGTTGGAAAGTGTTCCCGCGTCCACAAGCTGTCGCATAATACTGGTAGCCGACTTTGCGAACCCCCCAATAAGGTGGAACAGCCCGAACCCGTACGCCCCGAATCCCGGAATGTATTGGTAGTGAACAAAGTGCTGTCGCTTGAGTCTAAGGTCGTCATCTTCTTCCCAGTTGCGGCGAATTGCCAAAACCTCATTGGTTCCCTTAATCAGGGTGACCACATAGGGGAGCATGATGCCCGTTTCTTCCCCTTCTTTGTCGGTATCCTCAAACCCCTTTAGGTCGAGGTCAACATGCGCTTCGTACAGCGTGAACCTGTCGTCGTTGATATCGCTGAAGCCTGTCTCTTTGTTCTTAGCCTTCTCAATGTCCGTCGTGTCCTTGGTCGGATCACCCAAATCACATTCCCGATAAAACCCCGCCGATTGCAGCTTGATTATCTCGTTCTTGGTCTTGTGCATCACATGGGTAACACGGTAGCAAGACTGAATATCAGACGCTCCATACGGCAGGATGATGTCCTCTGCGGGTATGAACACAGATACTTGCCGCCCCAGACTGGGGTCGTAGTACACCTTCTTGAACGCTGACCCTGTAGCAGGCAGGCTCCACAGCATCCTCTCATGCTCGGCCCGAAACTCCACCATCTTCTCTGTTAGCTGGTAGTTCATGTCCTCTTCAACACGAATTGCAGACTGCTTCTTCTCTGGGGTTTCCTTGCCGATGATTTTGGTACGGACTGGCCCTTGGGCAGGGAATGTCTCCGTTATGGTCTCGCTCTGAAACCTGACAACCGCCTCGGTAATCATCGGGTGAAACACCCCGCAGGCTCCGTTCCACGGCTCCGTGCGCTCTTCGTACTGAAGCCCCAGCAACTTCAGCCCTTCCGTGTATGCTTTCTCCCAATCCTTGCGCCCCGCCTTGTCATTGTCAATCTCGGACACCAGATCAGACGACATGGACTGCATAGCCGACTCATCCATCGAATCGGCAAGGTTCTCGTCAAATCCCCCCTCGTCACCCTCCCCCGGCACAATCTCAAGCTCCATGCCGCCAATGCCGATTTTGATTGCCTCTGGGTCAACAACCTCAATCTCAATGGCCGACTCATCGGCAGCAGCGTCATCTATGCCCTCTGGCGCTTGGTACAGGGCTTTATCAACATTGGTTGCCATTGGGTGTCCTAGTAGTATGCGGCTTGTCTGCCGCGTCTGAATATTTTAGGCTCTTCCTTCTCGTCGGAGTCGAGCGCGATGAATCCACCCTGCCTGTAACGCAACAGTGCTTGGGTTGTCGTATCCACATAGTCGTCGTGATCCCCAACCGGGAACGCCGCCATTTCCTCAATAACCTCCCGTGCCCAGCGCGTGTCCGGTGCCCATACCTTGCCAGAGGTAAACAGGTCTGCCACCGCGTTCATCCGCACCATTTTATCGTTTCCCCGGCTGGGCGTGAACTCCTGCACAGGTATGCCCATGGCCCTAAGCTCTTGAATCAGGGGGGAGCCTGCGGCCTTCTTTTCCACTATTATGCTGTCTGGTTCCCATTCTTTCCAGTGCTTGTGCGCCACCGCCTTTAGTTCCGGGAATGCCATCCTGTCCTTGAACGCATCTAATAGTATTAGCTGCGGGGAGCTATTCTCCTCCTCGTTGTACCATATGCCCCATGTCGTACAGGCGCTGTAGTCGGCTGTGGTCTTAGTCTCAAACGCCGTATCCCACGACTGTATTATGTACTCACATTTGGGCGCATCGTCATGGGGCCATACCCGCCAGTCTTTTCGGGAGACCACGGCTGACATGTCCGATGTCGGCTGCTGCATGTACTGCGCGTTCCAATACCGTGGCTCCAAGCTGGCCTTGGTGGACTCCAGCAACTCAAGCGGCCATTGCTCCGGCCACAGGGATTTACCCGATGGCAGGATGGCGGGTAGCTCCACAATCTCCCACGGCACGGAGTCCGGGTTCTTGGTCTGGTAGTCAATCAGGCGTCCGGTCAGGTCGAGCAGGCTCCAGCGCGTCATTATTACTATGATGGCTCCCCCCGGCATGAGTCGCTGGAGCGGCCCCGTCTGGAACCAAGACCACGCCGTATCAAAGGCAAGTCGGCTGTTTACTTTGATATCCTGCTCTGAATGTGGATCATCAATAACGAATAGATCAGCACCGCGTCCAGCAAGCGCACCGCCGACACCTGCGGCATAGTACTGCCCCCCGGCTGTGGTACTCCACTTGCCTGCGGCTTTTTGGTCGCTAGCGACAAGCGTGTTCGGGAATATCTCATGGTACTCCTCCGAGTCGATTAAGTTGCGCACCCGCCGCCCAAAGTCCTCCGACAGGGACGCAGTATGCGTTCCCATGATTATCTTCTTCTCGGGATACTTGCCTAAAAAATAAGCAGGGAACAGGTAGCTGCTGAACTCGGACTTGCCGTGGCGGGGGGCTATGTTGATGATGACGCGCTTCTTGTTGCCGTCGATGACATCCTCAAATATCTTAGCCAGCTTCCTGTGGTGTGCGCCAATCTTGAATCCGGGGTATACGCCCGTGGCAAATCCAAGGGGGCTTAGTTTGGCAGCGGACAGTCTGGCGCGTTCTTCCCGGATGCTAAGGTCATCAAATAGCTCCATCTTGTCCTGCAAGGACATTGTTGGCAAGGCGCGTTGAAGCGCCTCAAGCTCAACTTTACTTAATGATGTCAGCGTTTGGAGGTTCATCAGGCAGGGGAGTTACATCTACTACATCTAGCACGTTCATAAACTTGTTGAGCTTTTCCTTGATGCGCTGCTCCAACTCGGTGTCCGATAGCTGGGTCTTCTTGACCTCAATTCGTTCCGTGAATAGCGCAACCTCAGTTACCTTGCCCAACATCTCCAGCGCCTTGAGCCTGAATTTGGTGTCGGGGTTCTTAGTCTCTTCAAGTATCTGGGCTACGGTGTATCCCCGAATCTCTTTAGCCTGTTCTATAAAAGCCCAGTCGTAGGCGGTCAACATCCCCACCAAGTGCTGTACCGCCTTGGGGGTCTTTACGTTAGTTAGTGCTAACTTAGTATCCTGTATTGGGCTTTGTGTTGCAAGGGCTGCAAACGCTGCGCGTGCTGCATGGGCGTCGGCTACGGACTCCACATCCTCATCTGATATAGCGCCGATCTCTTTTAACCAGTCAGTAGTCTTTACCTTGGCGTCTATCTGGTCAGCCACACTGTGATTGGCAATGGGCGACACCGCACCCTTGGGCGCTTCTTCTATCGCGGGGTGGAATTCCCCGTTAATCAAGTGTTCAAACATGTGATCTGCTTTTATTGTATACTTCTTTTCGGTGGTGGTGCAAGCAGTTGCCCCATTGCTTCTCCTTGGCAAATTGCTCATTTGCTCTTCAGCCCCTTAACCGGGGCTGCTTTTTATGTTGCATTGTCTAGTGTTAGACAAGAATGTATGCAAATTTTTTATAATTTTTAATAGGCGACCTATTAGGGTTTGTACGGGGGGTGTTGTGTGTGGTTGTTGGCGCTGGGGTTGCCACGATTTTCTATGGTCGTTTTTGTGGGAAATGTGGATTGCGGGTAGGGAATAGTGTTCATGTAATGACGCATCTGTCGCGGTCTAAAGGGGTTGTGGGGGTACGGTGGGGTCGCCTTATACCACATTCAGGGGCTTTTAGGAGATCATTATTACCCCTTGTGATAAAATAGAGACATCGGTTAGGGATTGGCTCTAGCCGATAGAGGGAGAACAGTTCTCCCACCAAAGGAAAAATCATGAGTATGAGATTCGCAATCAAGTTCTTGCAGACCAACGCAACGGCATATGCCAAGGCAAGCAAGATCTTTGCTGCTATCGAGCAGCAGGGGTTTACCGAAACGCTGGCGCAAGCCGGTGTAGTCGGCGCGGACATACGGGTATTCGCTACCGTATGGGTGGCCGAGCAATCCAAGGTGACGCCCCACGACTACAGGGGCACATGGGTATTCACCAAAAACAGCACCGAGCACTCAAGAGTCAAGTATCTGGTGGCAGTCGCATCGGGTGCTGCCGATGTGAAGGCCAAGGCCCGTAGTTCGGGCAAGAAAGAGAAAGACTTGTTGGCTGCGGCGTTGGCAGCGTATGGGCTGCTGACTGCTGCTCAGAAAAGGTCGTTTAAAGCGGCAATCTGAGGGAGAACGGTTCTCCCCCTGACCTCTGACATCGTGGGAGCGTGGCTCTCGCGGTGTTCCCTCCCGTGTCAAACGGGATTTCTTACAGCGCATCCGAAAGGGTGCGTTGTGGGGCAATCCTGCCATCACCGTATGAGTTTTACTCATACCCCTTAGGAGAAATAATCATGCGTATTCTGAATCTGACACAGCACCTGTCTACACAAGAGCAGCGTGCTGCCGGGGTGGTTGACC